GGGAACCCAATGAAGACGAAGGCGCATAAACCAGTCTGTTGAATAGGTGATTATCGGTCACAGAACCAGTTATGGGCGTTCCACCACCACCGGTGCCGGGGTCGGTACCTCCAACATTTGCCGGGCGCGGAGGACCATAATAGCCCCATGGAAGCAGTGTTGGCTCAGTGATGCCGTTACTCACGTCCTCTTTGATATCTATGTATACGAATTTAGAGTTGTTTGGATAATCTCCGCGGGTCTTCCATCTGTTTTCTGTAGAACTCCACTCTTGGTACATATCTCCAATTTTTCTACCAATGAAATTGTGGGAATTTGGATCAAGAGTACACTTGTCAAATCTTTCCAAAACAACCACTGCGTTATCTGAGTCTTTTATCGAACGGATGACCACTGAAAAGGTTCCGTACTTGGTCGTTGAATTATTTGACTGTCTAATCTTTTCGATTGAAATCTTAACGTTTCTTCGAAGCCACTCTCCATGGCCACGTCCAATAAAGCGGAATAGTTTTGTCATATCTTCCGGAACAAACTCGGACGCGGTACCATTCCAATCTTGACCAATAAACCAGCTTGTACGGGCTTCATGTTGTGCAGTCTTCATGTATCGCGGACTTTTAGCTAAGTCGGCTGTTACCACTCCGGCGCTAGTGACCCTCTTTGTGTAAGCAAGAGGTAATATTACTCCAAATGCTGCCGTGTCTGCATCGGATCCATATAAATCTCTTATCTCTTGTTCAAAAGTTTCACCAAGCCAATAATGTTTGGCTGCAGCGCTTGGATAAAAGGTTCCCGCATCTGAGGCCAATTGAGGATTTGTGTTGAACCTGTCTCTAATAAAGGTGTTTTTCGAGTCGTCGAATCCGAACGTAATCGTCTCATTTCCAAGAGAGCTAGATAAGTAGGCTTTGAAAAGGTTGTTACTATCTGTCTTAACTGGCGCATACATTCCAATGGTTGAATAGCCGCCGAGGGACACATAGTCTCCGGGCGTGGGGTCAGCGCCGATGGCAGAGCCAGATGGTCCCGCCAAAGTGCCGCTCAGTTGTATAGAGGCGCTTTGATTCAGATACCAAACTGCTGCCAATGAGCCAGTCTTAAGATCTTCACAGTTGCTTGCAACAGAGGAACTAACGAAAACAAACAACCCGTAAGCACCGCCATTGTTATACTGACTAACATCAGTTCCGGCGGGCGTAGAAGGAGACTTCACAGTATACCAGCCCGGTAAAGAGCCGATAGTGTCGTCCGCATCTGCAGATTTCTGTCCCAAAAGGCGAACATAGGTCAGCGGAGCTACGCCTGCATCTAAAAATGCTTTTGCAGCAAGTGTTCCATACATTGGACTCTTGAGGTTTCCGTCCCGGGAAACATCGTCTCCCGAGCCTCCAGCTACAGAATCTCCAAACATTTCGACAAACTCAGAATATGAATTAACTTTTATTGGTTGCATTGCAATACCACGTTCCGATCTTCCGATCACCACTGGTCCAATGACGGGTGCCTCTTTTGGAATGAAAGAGTTATCAATTTCATTAATGAAGACTCCGGGAGAGACAAACTTAAACTTTTTGACTGACATTATTTTTGTTCCTTTGCTTGAATAAATAGTTTATAAAAAAATTGTTTAGAGTGACGAAAGAAGTTCCTTCTGTCTATTCTAATCATCGAATGACGCTCCTGTTGAGGCAACCACAAAGTCAATTGCAATATATTCTATGGCGCGCGCTGGCTTGACCATGATCTTCGCATATAAAATGTTCTGATCGATCAAATCCGGGGTTGTTGTTGTTTCATCCAGAATCAACTTATAGTCGGTAATTCCGAACTGTACTTTGACGTTTGCAAGGAATGGCTCGACTAGCGACTTGAACCTGTTCCAAGTTGCTTCGACATTTTGCTCGAAAAGAATCTGAGTAGATAAAATCGAGATATTCTTCTTGAGGTAGATCGCCAATCTTCTTACATTGATTCTATCCAGTGCGGATTCGCGTTCTTGGAGAGTTTTCTGTCCAAAGACCACTATTCCGGTATTCGGGAAAGAAGCAATTGGGTTGATACTGGCTTCATAAAGGATATCTCTTTCCTTAGATGTTAATCTCTCTGTGACTGCGGTTACTGGCATTCCAGCAGCACCCTCGGTGAGTCCACCGCGGTTGAATCCTGCGGGGGCAAACCACACATGTGATTTCCTCTCCGAGCTAGCCAAGACTCCCATCATTGCCACTGATGGAGGCATCCAGAACGAGCGCCCTGTAGCGTCATCCCTACCTTGAACCCACGGATAGAATGTACAGCCGTAGCTAGAGTCGATCATCCGATCTTTCAACGCAGTCGCTGCATTTTGTGCGGTTGTTCCGATTCTATCGGCTTTGCTAGATTTGTATTGCTCGTGAGAGGGAATATAAACGTCCGGAAGATCTATGATTGCTAGTGCGTCACCTCGATCTTCGCAGATGTTAATTAAATTCTGCGTCAACCCGTTGTGGGTTAGCCCGGGAGCTACCAGAATATTCATATCGACGACCTCTGGATCTGCTACTGAGTCAGCGGCGCGCTTCCATGTGTGATAAGCATAACTGGTGGCCTCAGTTGCTGAAGCAGCCATTCCCTTGTTATAAGCAGGATCTGGATAAATTACATTCCACCCATCATGTCCACCCCAAAGAGGAGCTGTAAAGCTATCGTAACCGGCGTTCAGCAGATCTTTCCAAGATCCAACAGTGCTTGTGTTGCCGTTAGCCCGGGCGCCTGACAAGTAATAGTAGCTTCCGGCGGATGACTTACAAACATCATCCAACGAGAAGATGTAATCGTATGCCATGACTCCGGAGAGAGACATTGCCCAGCGGCCGCTTTCTGTCGGATCATCTGGGTACCCATCATGCCACAATCTGTAAACATCACCACAACTACGGTCGTAAGTGGTGCTTGTACGGGTACGAGTGGTTTGAATTCCGAAATATGCTTTGGTCGGATCTGTCATTCCGCCCTCGGATGCGGACAAACGCATGCGAATTGATGGAAATGCTAGCGATGAGGATAATGTGTTCGAGAGTCCGCCCCCTTGGAGAGCCCAATCCCCCGGAGCAACACCAACCGCAGCATCTTTGCCGGGGTTGGATCCGCTGATGATCGTTATTCCTCGCACGGCAGCAACAGCGCCGCCGGGAGTTCCGTTATAATAAGTGGCAAATGCTTCTGTCCAGCCGCCACCGAATGCGTTGATTCCGGACGTCTCGCTGCCAGATGGTGCATAGACCATTCTTCCGACCATGTGTCCGTCATACACAGATCCAGTAATCGGCATACTAGACACGCCGGGCCTATGGATTCTCGTTGGGTATGAACCAGTTGGAGTTCCGCCAACGTTTGAAAGCCTTGGAGGACCATAATATCCGAATGGCAGAAGAGTTGGCTCAGCAATTCCGCTGGCAACATCTTCTTTTATGTCGATATATACAAACTTAGATCTGTTTCGATAAGTACCATATGTCTTGAGTCTATTTTCTGACGTGTTCCATGTTTGGTACATATCTCCAATTTTTCTACCAACAAAATCAGGAGAAGCTGGATCCAGTGTGCAGTTATCGAATCTCTCCAAAACTACAACAGCATTATCCGAATCTTTCATGCTTCTGAGGACAACCGAGAAGGTTCCATATTTGGTTGATGAATTGTTAGATTGTCTAATTTGCTCAATTGAAATTTTAACGTTTCTGCGCAGCCATTCTCCATGGCCGCGGCCAACAAAGCGGAAAAGCTTCGTCATGTCCTCTGGTACATATTCAGTAGCATCACCGGACCAATCTTGTCCGATAAACCAGCTTGTGCGCGCTTCGTGTTGCGCAATCTTCATGTAAGCGGGGCTGCATGTTGAATCAGTCTGAGTTGACCCGTCGATTTGGCTACCTCTAGTGTAAGCAAGTGGCATTATGACACCAACAGCTGCCTGATTGGTTGTCGCACCGACTGCATCTCTAACTTCTTGTTCAAAAGTTTCGCCAAGCCAGTATTGTTCAGCCGACGAACTTGGGTAAAAGGCTCCCTGATCCGAACAAAGCTGTGGGTTTGTATTAAATCTATCGCGAATAAACGACTCGGCGCTGTCATCAAAGCCGAATTTAATTTTTTCGTTACCGTAAGAGCTAGAAAGAAGAACTGTGAAAAGGTTATTACCATCTGTCTTAAGTGCAGTATACATTCCGCGGGCATTTGCAAAATCTGAACCTAATCCAGCCATTGTCCCACTTAATTGTATGGAAGCACTTCTGTTGAGGTACCAAACGGCCGCTAGTGAGCCTGTTCCGATATTTTGACCCTTCTGGGTAATCGAAGAACTAGGGAAAACAAACAGCCCATAGGCGCCGCCATTATCATTCTGTGCGGATGCCAAGGCGCCTTCTGTTCTCCATCCAGCTAGTGCCGATGTTGTGCCATCCTGATCAATTGACTGATTTCCAAGAAGGCGAATATATGTAACCGGTGCAACACCAGAAGCCAAAAATGCTTTCGCGGCATAGGTGCCGTACATTGGGCTCTTGAAGTTTCCATCGCGAGAAACGTCACTTCCTCCCCCTCCGGGGACCGTATCTCCAAACATCTCGACAAACTCAGAATATGAGTTGACTTTAACTGGTGTCATAGCCATGCCGCGCGATGATCTCCCGATTATTACCGGTCCGATAACGGGCGCTTCTCTTGGACGAAACGAGTTATCAATCTCGTTGATAAACACCCCGGGAGATACAAACTTAAAATTTTTGACTGACATTATTTTTGTTCCTCTCTTTAAAATGCAATTATATCTGCTACTACAATCATTAATTAAATAGTATTTTGAGTTTCAAACGGCGCGTCAAGAAGTAATAAAAAGCTCTTTCACTTCAGGATGTGCAATTATATAGGCTTTGTCTTTATGCCAAATATATCTTCTTCACCCGGAAGACCGGCTGTTTCCTTTGGCCAGCTTAGTTCTACTGTGTTCTCATCTATCCTCACTATTTTTCTATCATCATTATCGCCTTCACCTATCAAATACCCCAAAACTCTGATATTGACATCTGTGGTATACATCCTCATATCTTCTCCTAGTGTGGATATGTTATTAGAATGATTGAAGTTTTGATCGATAAAGGCTTCGTAAAGATGTCCGTCGCGTCTTAACAAGAAAGAATTAATCTGCCCTGTTCGAGATATAAACGGTGTCATGATTTCGTTCATTTGTTGCTGATATTCTGTTTTTATTGTGATCTTATATTCCACATTCACATAAACTGGAATCGGAATACTTAGCGTCTGAATGACCACTTTTTTATTTAATCTGGACTTTGGCCTTTTCGTATATCTCTGTCTTTCTCCTGAAGCGTCGGTCCTAGTTCCGGCTGCAACAGCGAAATTTCTTGTTTTATCCTGTTTTATGCGCTTTGCTAGCACTAGTCTTCCTGACCTGCCGTCCTTATTATTTGAAAATAGGTGTGCCTGAAACGAACCTTTTCTGGTGGGATCTTTGGTCAATGCGGTCCTTTCGATACTCATAATTGGCAATATTAATCCGTCTGCATCGTCTCTCAGGGATAGATCTTCTTTTATTTGGAACGATCTTTCTGCCGTTTGCCATATGATCGGCACCTTCTTAAAGCCATCATTTGTGCTGGCGCTAATACTCAAAGTTTCCTTCAGCCATGAAGTTATAGAGTAATCTATCGTCTCTATGGAAGAGTCTAACATACCAATTTCTTTAAGGGTGGTCTTAGACGACCCTTCCGGCAGCATCGCAAAATCAAAATTATCAGGTAGCATCAAACATCCCCTTTCTTGCTCTTCTACATCTCGCAGAAATCTCGAAACCGTGATCAACTTGACCAAAAAGTTTCGAATCTTCACTTAATTTAACTATCTCGTAATAATAATCTCCGTACAAAACAAAATCGCCTTCGCGAATATACAAGTCTTGATCTTCCTCCAGTCTTCTTTTGTGAAAATGCACGTTAATTTCCCAAATCTTGTCGATCCCAACATTATCCATGTAATCCGTCGAGTAATCTGTCCACTCAACAAGGGCATATATACGAATAGGAGGTAAAAACGTCTTTTTTATAGCCTCTCCATATAAGGAGTGAAAGTTGGTGTTCTGTATGTCAATGGGGTAATAAAGAATTTGCTGTCCGATGACCTTTTCTATCAACTCATCGTTTACTTGTTTTACTAGATCGCGCTCTTTCTCCCCAAAGAAGAGGGGTGGTGGTGGATTTTTCGGTTTGCTCCAGTCATTGGCCATAATTCATCACCCCACGAATATCGGAAGTGGCGACCCCTTTAAAGTTGTTGTCGCAGCTTCAGCCTTTTCGCTATCTTGCTTAGCGAGAGCAGTATACTCCATCTCTTTAAGCATTTCTGTTAGTTTTTCTCTCAATGCTGTTTGTTCTTCTTTTGCTTGAGTTAGCAACTCCGAATGGTTTAGCGTAATACTCTGGCCCGGAATTGGAACTTGTGAAAATTTGCCTCTAATCTGCCCCAGTATCTCTTTGCATAAAGCAAGGCAGTATTTTCGGATCCACTGTTTACCAATAGAGTTGATATTCTTGAATGGAATATTTTCAAAGGGAATCGTATTCATATTATTGATACCCTTCACTCCGGTCTCATAATTATCATCTTCATCCCAAGCATTTCCATCAACATAGAATCGAACCCATATTTTAGCCAAAGTATTGTCCCAATAGCTAGGATTTGGATACAATCTGAGTTTGTTATTTATTAATTCATAGGCATAATGCGAAGTTCTCGTATATATTGAGTCTTCATACATAATCGCTTGCATTTTATTCTGCCAAGTGGGAATAATCTCAAATGTTGAGTCATCCGCAAACTGTCCGTAGGTAGAATAATTGCCCACGACACCAACTCCACCATAATACCCATAAAAACGCCACATTGCCCGTGGTGACCTGAAAAACACCTTTGTTACGATAATTCTCTTGGAGCCGACCGACCCAGAAAAAGGGACGTAGTTTCCTTGATCATCCACTCCAGCTGCGGATGCGCTTTGGATGATTTCTTGAAGATCATAATCTTGTTTATTATTTGACGGAGTAAAGGACGCCGAATATTCCGGGATTGTGCCGCCAAATCCGCCGGCGGCCGCCATTCCATCACCAATTCGACGGGAATATTGGAATTGAAATCTGGGATACCTCAAGCTGCCGCTCTCAGGACCAGAAAGTCTCACCCCTTGATGATTAAACGTACCAGTCGCATCTCCCAATACATCTGAAAGCACATTTTTGCTCTGATGGAGATTGATAATGTACGAGTATTCTAAAACCGCTTCTTCATAAGCAGAATAGACGTTCGCAGGTGTTAATTCGATGTCTAAGACATCGCCGCCTAGTTTCTTATATGTATAGGCAACTTGTGCGGCTGCACCGCTTAAAAAGTCAACAGAGCCTGTGTATGCTCCAAACGGACATGCGGCGGCAACAAGGGCAGCACTGCCCGTCGACGTTAATATTATTGCACTAGTTTCAGATCTTGGATTAAGGTTCTTTGGCACACAGGTTCCCTCCTACTAAATAAGTAGTTTCAAAAATGCAAAGCCCAAGCATATGTTGAGCTTCATTTTAATTAACAAAAAAATTCACTATTTTTTCTTAGTAGTGGTTGTTTTTCGTGTGCTTCTTTTCTTTTTGGGTGTGGGCTTGGTTGACTCAGTGATAGTCTCTTTCGTTGCAGTGGTCGTGCTTTCGGTCTCGTTGGTGATCTCAGCGGACACCTTCTGGACTATCTCTTGTGTTGTTGGCGTTGCGGTTTCCGTGATTTCGGATATTGCAGTGTGACCGTTTCGGCGGGCACGGGCCTCTAATTTACGTTGTAATCTTCTACGAGGGTTCATAGTAGTTCTCCTTTAAGATAAGTAGTTTTAAAATATCAAAAACGAAAATCTCAAAAAATTGCCGGGGAAAATTTTTGGCAGATCGGCATTTTCAGATTTTGATCTCCAAAAGAAGAGCCCAAGGCTTTGCCTTTGTTTTATAAAAAATTAACTAGGATGCACTAGTCACATAACGAACAGTGGGAGTAGTGGTAGGGGCGCCGGTGTTGTCTTCGGCGGCACCGGTGGTACACCAATGACTAAATCCATTAGAGAATGCGATACCTTCCGGAAACACGCAACTACGCTTAGAGCTTGCTGGGCAATAAAAAACCATAGTTGCTGCAGTAGTGCCAGCTGTGGCAGATGTTGCGTCAGCGAGCTTAAAATAAACTGCAGTACTGTAACTAGAGTTGTCCACTTCCACCATATATAAAGTGCCAGCGGCACCAGTCGTATTATCTACTGCTGAATTAGTAGCAGCGGTGTCTTGTACAAGTCTTGCGCCAAGCGGGTTGGATTGATTGGTAACTGTGACTGCCATAATTTATAGATCTCCCTGTTTTCTTTATTATAAAGTAAATAGTTTCATTTACTTAAAAAGCCCCAAACCCGAAAGTGAATTAAACTTAGAGGCTGGGCTTATAATGACTTCTCTTATTTCTGTTATCTGTTCGTACATTTCCGCCAACACCGCTGCGGTTGACTCAACGGTGCTTTCAAGCTGCTCGACTCTCTCTTCAATTTCAGAAAGGCGCTGTAATATATCATCGTATTCTTTATGCATACAATGTATATAGTAAAAAACCCCCCTTCCACGAAGGTAGGGGGGCAAAATATAAATATTTTAATTATTTTATGCGTTACTTGAAGATGTGCCGGCCGTAATGTCGGATTCATCAAGCGTCCAAGAATGATAAATCAGCCAAGTGTTAGCGCCGATGAACATGACGTGAACCATGTTTTCCAGCGCTGCAGCAGAAGCTGCAATCTTAAGCTGATCGTGGCTGGAGCCATTGAATGAGACATTAGCAGAATCTGCTGTACCCTCAAGATCAAAGACTGTGCCTTTGAAGAACTCTTCGCCATCTTTGGCATCGATATTGATAGTGCCGTCGCCACCAATCGCAGCAGTGTTGATAAATGTGTATTCACACCCAGCGGTTGGATCTTTTGGCAACTTAACCACGTAGTCAGATCCGCTAAGATCAATGATCTTTCCGGAATCTGCCTCAGTTAAAGTGGTAGCGGCCGAAACGGACTTAACCTTCTTCATTGCACCTGAAAGTTGTGTGCCTGCTCCAAGAGCAAGATCTCTTTTCAAATTTTCCAAGAGCGCTTGGGTTCTAGCCAAGCCTATTCTTTTACTTCCCATAGTTAAAAACCCTCCTTAAACTATTTTGAATAAATATAGATAGAGTCTCCCCTATCTGTAATAAATAGTTATCACCATAAAGAAGACCCCCACCTCTTTCGAGGTAGGGGCTTTCTGTATCACGTTTAGTCGTGCTTTTTACCTATTACATATCAAATGTTTATGTATTAGGATGTAGCGCCTGACTCACCAAGCATACCGCGAACGACGACCAAGCCGTACATATCGGGGCGAACCATCTTCTTGGCATAACGAGTCATCACGCCCTTTCTGGGCACGAAGTCTTCTGGTCCGAAGATGGTAGGTGTGGTTTGCAGTGGTACATACGGTGCGTACACATATCCGCTTTCAAGGAAAGAAGATCCGCGACGGCCGACAAGGACCACATTACGCAGGAAGTAAGGATCAACGATAACGTCGAACTTCTTACTCAGCGAACCAACCTTGACTGCACCAACAGTTCCGGTCTCATCGTCAGCAGTGACGGAAGCACGGAATCCAGCAGTGAACTCAAGAATGTTGGCAACTTCAGGTGAAACCACGAGGAAGTTAGCGCCACCACGCAGGGTCTTGCGGTGAATCTGAGCGGACACATCGTTGATGGTCTCGACCAGAGTTTCATACCACTCGGACACTGTACCGGTGAAGTCAGGGGCAGCAGAGCTAGCACCAACCTCAACACCAGTAGTGCGGTCCAAGAACATACCGGGGGAACGAGCCCAGTAGTATGTTGCAGCGGTTGCACCGTTAACAAGGTCCGCAAGAATCTCACGATCAATCTCAAGAGCAATTTGCTCAGAGAGGATTGAAGTAAGCTCCACCTCTGCATCAAGGTTGTGGTAGGCGTTAAGGTCTTGACCTAACTCCGGAGTCCACTTAGCCTTGAGCTTCTTGGTTTGCGCGGTAACAGCAATGCTGTCCACCTTGATGTCGATCTCTGGGATCTGCGTTGTACCCTCAAGGGCCCATTCGGTCTGACCAATAACAGCACCCAAGGCGCTAGCGTTAGTAAGATCGTCCCGAATCGGAGCCTGAATACCAAGAACGCCAGCAGCAGAAGCCGAAGCGATATTGGTTGCAAGACCGATAGCAGCGAATCGAACAACATCATGACCCATGGTAGAATCGCTAGCGCTAATAACTGATGTTAAGCGACGAATCTGAGTACAGTGGGCATCATCAGTAACAGCACCCAAGAACGTGTTCAAGGAAGCGCCACTGATAGCGAATGCGCTAAGGTTGTCGAAATCCACGTCTGTGTCATTGCCATTGTCGTGAATCTCGGACTTGGTTGCCTCGATGAGAACAACACGATAGCTCGTAGAACTTCCAGACAAAGCAACAAGATCGGGATCATAATCAATCTTCTTAAGCTGAGCGTTGGTAGCGTACGTTACCGTGTTGCCACCGCCCATCAGCCACTGATCCACAACCATAGCACCGGTTGCACCACCAGCTGTTGCGTGATCGGCCACCTGAACAGAGCCAGTTGCGGACGCATATGCGTAACCACGACCACTGGTACGAGGACCAGAAAGATCAGCACCGTCAGTAGCGACCAGATCGACACCACCAGTAATCTGGGAACCAACTTGGTTAGTACCGTAGATTGACTTGTTGGCAGAGTTGCCAAATCTAGCAGCTCCCGGACTTGCATCACCCAAATCGGGTGAGAATACGAAGTCAAGGAAGAAGATAAGACCACTTGGTAGACTCATCGGTTGAACGGAAACGAGATCGTTTGCGATCAATCCTGCGAACACACGACGAACGATGGGGAACGCGACGGCGGCAAAGCCTTCGACGTCACCAGCGCTCATGGAGCTTTGCTCGCGGAGAAGCTCCTTTGCTTGGTTTTCAAGCAGGCGCGCCATTGTCTGACGGCCACGGGAATCGTCCAGTCCTTCAAGAAGACCAGTTCTCTCCCACTTATTAAGTAATGCAGAACCTTCGGCCTGCATATCACGATTAACCACTCCTTCGGTTAATCTATCAATTATTCCAGCCATTTTAAAATCACCTCCTTATAATTTTATGATTAATTTATTCCAGCTAGTTTCTTCATTCTATCCGTAAACGGATCGGATGAAGTTGACTCTTGACGAGTCGCGCGGATTACAGAAGAACGGCTACTAATGACCTCGCTCAGCGATTTTGGACCACCCTTGGGAGTGGACTCCACTGTGCTTTGAAGCGTTTCATAGATCGTCTTTGCTTCCGCAACTGAACCGGCGCCAGAAAGCGCTTCGGCAATTTTATTTTTTTGCCGCTCATTTAAGGAGGTATTTTTCAATACTCGGTTCGTATAGAGCAAGCGAGCATTAGAAAGGTTTACTTCATGTAAACTCTCCTTTAACTCTTGTAATGCCTGCTCGTATTGGTTGTTTCGCTCAGTGAGTTGGTTATTTTCGAAAACCAAATCTTCTTGAGCTTTTTTCAAAGCTTCCATCTCTTCCTCTACATCAGTAGAGCGTCGATGTGCTAATTCTTTTTCAATTTCGTGCTTTTTGTCCGCTGATGAGCGACCAGCCCAACCAGATAAGTCGGCGCCCATATCAACAGTAAGCTTTTCAGTAATAGCGTCAACTAAAGAATCAAGATAGTCAACGTTTTCTTTTTGGGGGGTTTTAGGGTTTTCTAGGGATGACATAGCATCACTATCGGCTTCTTCCGCGGCAGCTTCTCCGGCTTCAGTTGCGCCGGATTCTGAACCACCTTCTTCGGATTCGGACCCAGCGAACGAACCAGCATCAGTCGCGGCTTCTTGTATCTCTTCGTCGTCTGATAAAAGTTCTAATATGTTCTCTTCGTTAATGTCAATTTCGGCTTCTGATTCAAGAGCTTTTACTGCCTCTTGAAGCTCGTCCAAATCTACTGAGACCTCGACATCTTCGCCTTCACCGGGACATGGACATAACTCCTCATCATCGGCTGATGCAAGCGGGACGTCTTGTGCAACATCGCCTGCAGCGCCGGCGGCGTCACCACCCATATCCATTGCTGGATCTGCGGCGGCCATTCCCATATCCATGCCAAGATCTTCTTCTTGCTCTAGAAGCTTATCCAAGGCTGACTTAACCTCTTCGGAATACTTCTCTATAATTGCGGTCTCTGCATTTTTCAATGCCACTTCGCGAAGAGCCTTTGCATCTACAATGGCTTCTTGCAGTAAATTGGACATAAATTAACTCCTAAAATTATAATAATTCAAAATAAATAGTGTTCTAAAAGACGAAATGCTATAAAAAAAGCCCCCACCGAAGTGGGGACTTAAGAATATAGAAACTGTAGGAATCTCAAAAGAATTAAATCTTAGTAAACCTTCCAGTGTCCGCCAGTGTGATCTCCAACGTAAACTAAGTTAACAGCGGAATTTGCAGTAGTCAATTCAATCGTTTTTGCACCGTCAATGAGCATGTTCGACTTACCCGTTGCTCCATGGTTGCCAGTGATGATCATCTTAAATGCAGTTCCGGCGCCAGTACCCAGCACCTCGTTTGCTTTGACCGTCAAAGTCATACCGCGATCAGCAGCCGAAGTGGCCGGCAAGAGGTAAGTACGATCTGCAGCCAAGGACGTGGTTACATAGTTGAAACCAGTTCCCAAGTTTGCGTTCGCATTTCCAATTGATCGGGTGTTGTCGAGAACAGTTGCATTAAGAGTAGTTGCCGTAACGGTTCCTACAGTTAATGTTCCCTGAATGTGAGCATCTTTGAAAGAATTAGCTGCTGAACCAAGATCGATATCGTTATCGGTCGTGGGCTTAAGCATACCATCGATAACAGACAACTGACTTGTGCCCGCTTGCGCGAAAATAACACCAGCAGCGTCATGAGCGTCGAGAGTGATTTCACCATCAACATCAACAATAAGATCAGCTTCATTGCCGTCATCGTCAACCGTTGTGATTGTCGTTGCTCCAGCGGCTGCTGTCGAAATTTCGAAGTAGTCGCCATCGTCGGCATCATCCATTATCTTCAATTTAACATTATCGACGTCAAAATCGAAAACGGTGTTGCTCTGTCCATCATCCATCTTGACGTTACCGCCATCAGCAGATAATATGATGTCATGAGTACAATCAATAGTTAAGTCTGCATCATTTGAGATAGTGTCTGCAGTTAGCACCAGACCATCAATAGTAAAGTCTGTTGTTGCGTCAACTGTTGCTGCTCTGAGTGCACCAAAACGGCTCGGCCTTGTGAGATCGAGACTTGCTACAATAGAGGAAGCCGTGAGACCCATAGATGCACTAACACCACCGAGTCCGCCCCCCACTAACACGCTAGCGCGTGAAGAAGAAACTAAAAGTGAACCTGAGAAAACCGACTCCGCAAGGTGAGACGGACCCACGCCGAAAATCGGCATGCCTAAAGTTCCTGATAAGAATTTATAAGCCATATTTAAAAACCCTCCTTAAAAATAAAGCATTAAATGAAAGAGCAGAATACTCCTTCATTCTTAAATAGTGTTGAGGCATCCTTTTACCTCTTAATAGATGTGCCAACCAGTCTTCCCATTACAATAAATGGAGATAGAGATATAAGGTGACCCCAGAATGATTGAATTTTGGCCATCGATAGTGTTTGAGCCATTTGTGTTTATTGTAATGTTATTTGTGTGGGCTTGTCCGGTTTCATCTTTAATTACATAAGAATGCCCATAGCCAGCGGCGGTAGCAGCAGGAAGCGTTAGCGTCACCGCCTGCTGTGAGTCTACTCCGACCAAATAGTCACTTAGTGCAATTGTATATGTTCCGTGCTCGCCAGACTTTCCGATTGAGCCGGTATAAGAATACTGTACGCCGCAGCTGCTGGATAAAACCTTATTCGATAATTCAAAGACAAATGCGGATGATCCTGTAAATTCATTTGTATCGGCTTTTTTAAATTGGACGGAGCCAGATGGACCTACAGAACTACCGGTATCTTGTGTGAGGTTGTATATTCCCTCATAGCTTCTCCAGTATAATGCACCATCAGTCCTTGCATATAAAAAACCTCCGCCACCATCTTTTGGTTTACTCGGAGTATTTGTTTGCTCTTTGCCGATAGCTAAAATACCGGATAATATTAGAACGGGCTCGTCGGCAATGCCGGCGGACCATGGCGCGTCATATGATGCAGATAACCAATATGAACCAGATGTGGTATAAATTCCGGGCGAACCCGTAATAAACTGCAACGATCCAGATGGACCTCTAGCGATCTCATGAGAACCAGTATCTTCACAGTTTACATATGCCCATCCGAAATTAGCCATTTACTAGCCAACCCCTGCAGAACCCGACCAGCTTCTCGATGTTGACGGGGTCTCTGGGCTCATCGAGACTGACCCGGTATTAATCGTTGTTAAGCCGGCAATCACGTCAACATTATTGGATCCTTTAAGCCAGATCTCGCCAACTTTTAAATCCAACACTTCTGACTTGCCGTATCCGCGGGTGGAGCCACTGGCATCGACAGCAAAATTATAGTTGCTAGGGGTTCCATTAGCGCCGGCGCGGGAGAACCCTACTGTTAGTGGATTTTCTGTTTTGTTTATAATCTGAATCCACTTCGTTACGCTTGGGAATCGCACTTGCGTTGCGCTGGATGCCGCTATGCTGCCGCTAGCAAAGGGCATCCCACTTACTTGGTAAGACCCGACGCTGTTCAGTCCCGGCTTTAATTTCCAATATTGATCGGCCATTATGTATTATCTCCTAAATTATGTATATTCATTGTAAATAGTAACTATTTTCTTCTTTTTTGTGCTCTTAGTCTTTTTCTTTGTTCTCTTTCTCGTTTTCGAAGTGCTCGTTGGTGTTTTTCCTTTTTGGCTACTGATGGTTTTCTGTATCTCTGCTTCTCTTTAAATTTCTCAATTATCTTTTCTTTTTTGGTTTTCTTTAAAAACCTTCTTATCATTCTTTCCTGATTTCCTCTACATTCGCGAGAGGTTACTACTACATGTGCTGGTTTTTTAGCCATTTATCACCTACTTCATTGCGCTCCACATACGTGAAGCGCCTCCAACTAACGAACTAATATCAACACCAGAGTCCCTAGGATCTCCAAGATCGATTGAACCGGCTTTTGGCGCTGCAGCTTCGTGAGCAGTCATAGCTTCTGTGCCTTCAAACAAATTAACGCCATTGTAAGCCTCGGATCCGATTGCATCCATCAGCTTCTTGCGATTGGCAAGCTTTTGTTCGTTGTTAGCTGCCTTCTGTTCTCTTATATTCTGGTGATTGTGGTCAGTTGTGGTTCTTGTTTCCACTACAAGATCCCCTTGCATTCCTTTTGCAACCTCAGAAACGATATTAGACAGAAGCCCCTCTTCTAGAAGGACTTCATGTATACATTCTTTTACTAGTGGCTTGATAAGCTGCTTTAAATCTGACTTCTTCACTTATCACCCCTTTATAATTCCTGCTATTTTGTGCCACCGCTGTAAGGTTTCGTTGATTCCCGGAGTACCGAAAGGAACGCAAGCGCCTTCTTTGTTGCGAGTAAATCCGGGCTTACATGGCTCAAGCTCTGGTGGCTGACCGGGAGCACCTGCTCCGCGAGCGGCCATAGCAGCATTAGAATCTGCGGCACGTTGTGCTTGTGCGGGATCGAGCGGCGGTTTTCCGTCGCCGCCGGCGCGTTCGCGCTCAACCTCTTCGGGAGAATGTACCGTTGGGCGATCTGGAAGCTCTTCATCGCCGCCAGTAACGCTAACCGGCGGGGGTGCTGTGGCTCCCGGCTCACCGGGTCGGAGTTGAACATCAGTTGGATCGTAAGCCTTGAGTGCCAAACTAGATTGTGGGTCAAGTCGAACATCATGTTGCCTAAGCATATCTACAACTGCCTTCTTCGCAATCTCTTTTTGTGCCTGATCTTCCATCTGCTCAATTGCAGCGAGAGTTTGCTCAAGAGAAATGGTTTCTCTCTTCGCCTCTTCCAGAACGTTGAATCCGGCTCCAGTTAAATCTGCTCGGAGTCCTTTCATTAATCTACTCATATCCTTTCCTTTAATTCCACCCTTAGAGAGCTTCGACTGCATGCCTTGTCCATCTGCTGGGTTTTTGAATACGTAAATGTCTCCGCGACCTCCACCTTCTTCTTCGCCTGCGCCGGCTTCTCCGCCGGCGGCTCCGGCTGCGCCAGCACCTGCATCGCCTCCGCGGAGGGCGTCCCATGCGGGATCTGCCGCCTTTTCTGCTGCAGCAGCGTCCGCGCCGGCATCGTCTAGTTTTTCTTGCTCAGTACTATAATCTCCGGCATCGAGAGGCACCATGGTCTTAGAAACATTCTTAAGTGCTCCCTCTCTGGAATGTCCGAGCACTCTCTTACCAACTAGTCCAAGAACTGCTCCGATTCCAGCCACGGGAAGAGCGAATCCAGCTAGCTTTGACAGGAAGCCCGGGCCTAGATAAGCCAAAGTTCCTTCAAGCGCTGACTTGCCAATAGCTGATTGTGCACCGCCAAATTCAGCGCCATGTTTAATTCCTAATTCACCGGCGCGCGCTGATACATCGCCAGCGTGACCGTACAGATCTCCCAAGCCTGATAATTCAGTTGCACCAATACTAGGTCCGCCCGAACCAATATCTGGTGTCGGAGGCGCTGGCATTGGCCCTTCGCAGCCCGGGTCTACGCCCGGAATACAGTTTGTTGGATCTACTGGCTCAGGCTCTGGTGACGGAGACGGTTCTGGTGATGGTGAGGGATCCGGTGATGGAGAAGGGTCGGGTGTTGGGGAAGGGTCGGGTGTTGGTGGTTTTTTGCCATCCAAACCAAACATATCTTGCATGCGCGCATGAAGATCGGATTCCTTGTTTGTCCAGCCGCGGGTCGCGGTGGGATCTAACTCTACGCCGGCTTCTCCGCCCTTCTTAACAAACTCCTTATCAAGCTTCATATATTGCTTGCCTAGCCACTTGTATTGTTTGTCTGATAGATCTATTCCCTTCTCTAAGGCATCGAGCATTTTATCTACTTTATTGTAATTTGTAAATACCTTCTCGTCCAGCTGCTCAATCTCATCATCCTCTTCCTTAAGATAACGATACGAATAAGAAAGATCTTTATTGAGACCGTCTACATATCCTTTGAGATTGTCAATTAGGTTATTGGCAGTGTCTGTCTCAACCAATCCTGCCTTGTGTGCTGAATCCAGCGCGTTCCAAAGAAGTCCAAGACCCATTGTAATATAATCAAAGTCTTCTTGGTTTGTATTGTTTGGATACTTATCGAAACCGGGAGCAGCCTTCAGCTGCGAAAATAGCGTGCTAAACTCGGCTGATGCTGCGTCGTCTGCGGCCGCTTGAAGCTTGTCGCGCTCTGCCTCGGCGCCAGTGCTCTTGCTAAGTCGCAGTTTGGCTAGCATATTTTTAGCTTTATCCCACAGCCCCTCGTCAATCGACATTGGATTTTTGATGGTCGCGCCGGCATTCTCTAAATATTTAATGACAATTTTGCTTTCTAAATCTTGTCTACCTTCGAAGATGGTTTTTCTCACATCTCTCATTCTTGATTCGAATAACTCAAGAGATTGCCTCTCTTTAGCCTCTCTGGTCGTTTTAAATTCGACCTCTTCTCTAATAATCTCTTCTAATCTTCTACGAGATATTTTATTGAGTCTACGCATTATTGAAATCTCCTATTATGTCATTAAGTAGTCTGTTTATTTTATCTGATTTGGTGAAAATATTTGATTTTGTTAAATCTTTTGCCTCTTTCATCATAAACGCTCCGGGAGTGGATGGCTCAGAAACGAAATCAAAACATATAAGCTGAAAATCATCCTCTACCATGGTGGCGCCGGCGCTCTCGCTAACGGAACCCATTCCTCTAGAAGAGATTCCCAATTTCACGCCCGACTCAACAAGTGAACGAAGAATATTTCCAGAAGGAGTGTTAAGAACCTGAACTTTTCCCATCACATCTTTACCGTTCCACCAAACGTCGGTAACCATATGTGAGGCATTTTTAAGATTTATAACTGAATCATCGGGATGGTCAAGCTCGCCCAAGGCGCGGCGCTCTTTAACAAGTTTACTGTAGTTTTCGACTTCCCGCATTAGGACTTTGTGCGGATATACGCGACCATTTCCATTCTGAGTGTCTGATTTTTGCATAATTCCTGAAAGAATCATACCACCTTCTGCAACAAAGCGCTTCTCTGCTTCTGTTAGTAGGTCTTGGCAAACGCCACCTTCGCATAATTCATAATATTCTCGTAAAAGTACTTTTGCCATAGTTCTATATTTCTCCTACTCTGCTGCTGCTTTTTGTTGTGCGGCTGGTTGAGCCTTCTCATCACCGTGAACCAATGTTGAAATTGCAACAAGTGCATTTTCCAACTGCTGTAAAGATTTAACAACTCTTTTGTCTCCTCCCAGTCCCAGCGTTTTAATATCATTTTGTAGATCAAGGTTTAGGCGACTTAATTTTTTAAGTTTTCCGCTCAAGATCTTTTTCGCCTGCACTGCTTTTGCTTGGTCTTTGGCGTCGGCGCTGTGCATATCACCCATTTGCTTTTGAAAGTCTGCATACGCGGCAAGCCCCTCGTCATCTCCACCAAGCGCTCTAACTCCTGCGGCTTGTGCACCGGTCACTGCTGCGCCGGCTTTCGAGGCGAGCCCTTTGGCTGCTCCCTTCAATCTTGTTCCTGCGCCGGCAACGCGGGCGCCAATTCTATCTAAAATCCCCTCATCAAGCTCTCCATTCTCAATCATGCTTTCAACTTCTGAGGCAATTAATTCTTTCAATTCTGATTCTTTTAGTGTTAATTTCATAGCTAAGATCCTTTACAACAATGTCTGACTGGTTGAAGCATCCACTTTTGTGTCCAAAACGTTCTCATCCTTGTTCTCCTTGGGTTTGAGGTTGTTGACCAACGATTTTTTCTAATACAGCCAAAAGCTGTTCCAATTTTTGTGGAACAACGCCGCTAGCAATGTTTCCTTTGGCGGCCGCGGCTTGTAGAGATTTCAAAACCTTCATCATTATTGCTCTTTCTTGGTCATTTATACCAGCAGCAACAGCACTTCCTTTGCCTTGGCGCATGCTGTGCATTTGTTTCTTTGCCTGTTGCGTGGTAACTTTTTCGACTTCTTCGGCAATTATTCTATTAAGTTCAGATTTAGTGATTTTCATCTTTTGTTGGCTCCGCTTTTGTTGAATACTGTATCCCTGAGTCCCCGAAGACCATATTCAGCACATAAGATGTTCCAGATGATAGCCATGCAAGGAGGAAAAAATTAGTTATACTTACATCAAAACTAAATAGTTCTGTAAACGGAGAAAGCAACAATAAAAACCAACCCACATGAAAACCCATGCACATTGGGCAATTCGCTAATTCTCCTAGTTTGCCTTTCTTCGGCCTAATCTTGTCTAATACTTTTCCATAAACAAGAATTTGAGTGAGCCCGTAGGCACACAATATGAATGTTAAAAGTTCCATTAGTTATACTTCTCCTTGAGCTTTTTGTAAGAATCCGCGGGTGGTGCCAAAAAGATTTTTAGCAACAAAATCTACACCTCCCACAATTTTAGATAGCCATTCAACCCACACACCCACACCGCTAACATAGGAAGATAGTTTTGTAAAAATTTGACCAAAAGTTTCTTCAAAGAAAGAAAGCACTTTGTTTTTAAGCTCCTCTCCGATCGTTTCCCTAGCTTGATCTGTAAGTTCTTCTGCTCCGCTATCTGACAGATTACGCACATTTTGCATAATCGAGGCAATCTTATTAAATATATACTGAAGCATTACCATCATTGTAGATCCTACAAGAGCTTTTTTCCAGCTAGAGGCCATGGCTTCATATTTTTCTTTCGTGGTTGTCCAGAGATTCTTTATTTTATCAGCAATGATGGCTGCTGGGGTATTCGCTAACATAGATACTGCACTATCAACAAAGCCATCCATTTCTCCTATTCTTCGAATATTCATTCTTTCATCTAGTATTTCAACGTAATCGCTGACTTTACTAGGGTCTCTAAATATTACCCACAAGGCGTGCATTAATTGTCCCACATTTTGTCCAAATTTCTTTACCCACGCTGTTCCATCTTGAATTGCTTGGCGTGCTTTGTCTCCCAACCCTTGAGCTGCTTGCTTTACGGCAGTAACCGCATCATCAAAAAAACCTTCAAGGAGTAACTGTTCTTGTAATATTTGCTCCGTGAGGTCAGACGAGTAGGGATATGATTCATTAAGGGGAATCTTGATCCCAAGAACTTTTGTAATATATTCTTGATTTTCCAAGAGCTTATCACGATCAGAAAAATCGCGCCAGTTCTCCATTATCAATTTCATCTCAGACATAAGATAATCCTACAAAGTATAAAGATAGCTTAAAGAATAGGGATCTCTAACAAAACCTGTTCTAATCGAGCCCTTCTCGTTAGAGTGGGGCACCTCGCCCAACTCTGTTGAATCTGTCTTATCTGGGTGGATGAGTTCTTCGTCGTCCATAGCTACGATTGCCTCAACTGACTCAAAGTATGGCCTCTCTTCGTCAATAAATCTTGAGATATTTATTAGCGCCATTTTGGGAGCACTAAGCTCTTCTGAGTAGGCTTCTTCTAATGTCGCTTCTATGGAACCGTAAAAGGAGCCTCCTTGAATCGATTCAGGAATGACAAGCCCCTTTTTCCGTAAATGAGCAAACAGTCGATTTTGGGCACCGTAAACCATGTCGTTCATTGTTTCTTTAGGAAAAGCAATCACTTTGTTGGTTTTTGTAGATAAAACTATGTCAATATCACCATGATCAAAAATCATGAGATCTCCATTCATACTCTTGCGAATGTTTAATTCTAATTTAACTGAGGGTGGATCTTGGGCGTCGGCACCAACCTTAATTACTATCGCCATCTTTGCTGATCTCCTCTACTAAGTTTTGTGTTTTCATTACCGTCAGCAGAACATGATCGTCAATTCCAGACTTGGAAAACGATTCTAATTGCTCAATAATTCTGTTTGTTTTGTCTACCATGTCAGAGTCTTCTTTTATTGCGTCCTCAAGAGTGGCCTCTTTTAATTTTGTCTTAAGACGTGAGATTTCTTCATTCAGGAAAATTTTAAGCTCCAGCGCGTTGTCAGTAAAAGAAGAGATATAATGCGAAAGTAATCTCTTCTGTTCTTCTAAAAGATTTCCATCATACTTCTCGTTAAACTTTCCAACAAATTTGTTGTAGACCAGAGTATCAATCGGATCGGAGTTGTTGTCATCTGAGGACACTGACATACCGCTTAATATTTCATTCTCTAACAAAACCTGATCGCGCGGTGACACTTTGTCTGAAAAAATTTGTGATATGGATGCCAAAGTTTTGTAGTTTGGCACAAAATTGCCGAACACAGACGGCTCTAATTCTTTATTTATATCATTTATCATTTCAGTTTGGGTATTGAACAGGACACTTGGATCAATTAATCTTTTCCGCAGCTTGCTTTCTTTAAGAATCTTCTCTGACACATCTCGTTCAAGATTCTGCTTTTCATAAAGTGATTTATAACACTCTAAGTCCTTAGTTAAAATGCTATTGGGTCCAAAATACTTTTTAAGGATATTCGTAACCCTCTTCTGCTTCTCGTGATCTTTCTTTAAAATGGAAGCAGTTGCCTCTTTTATGAGAGCCTCGTAAACAAATGCTGTGTTTCTTTTTTTGTTATGAGTTGTTTTCATTTTTTTGCTCCGATAATTTATTTTTGTTGATTTCCAAATCTTTTATTAAAGTTCGAACAGAATCATTAACTTCGAAAAGCTTTTCCTCTTCTAATTCCTCTTTCAAATTATAAATAGATAGGTCATTCTCATAAACACCTACTGATACCCCATCCATTCTTGCTAAAGTTCTCAAATCGCCGGCCCCGGGGAGTACATTTCTTATTGAAGAGCCCCCTTTCTCTTTTGAGTGCTTTGCAGCATAAGACCTACTTCTTGCTCCTGATGAGCGTTTATCAACGTCAACTGGCTTATAAACTTTTCCTTTGGCTCCCGGAGTAAGGCGCGGAGACTTACGGCTTCCCGGAGGTACCGCCAGAAGAGGCGACTCGTCACCGCCGCCTTCTGGAGCTGCGCCGGCATCACCGGCGGGCATTTCTTCTGGTCCACCCAAATCGCCTCCCAAATCTCCTCCACCTAAGTCACCTCCCAGATCGCCTCCCAAATCGCCTCCTCCTCCGAGGGCGCCGGCTGTCTCGCCGGCGGCTGCGGCTTCAGCAACCTGTTGAAGTGACGCGTCATGTTTTCTATCGTAATACATCTCGCGCTGATTGCGCATAAATTCTTCGTGTGACATTCCAAAGATGTTATCTGCTACCCAGCCTCTCGAAAAGAATCCTTCTGTTGCGGAAGCGGCGATATCAAATTTTGCTTTCCAGTGCTCTATTTCTTGAAGCTCAGCAATCTTAGACGGGTTGTTCAAGCTAAGATCAAACGCCAAAAGATCATCGCCGCGGAAGCCAAGAGTATAAAGATGGATAATTCCAATCTTTGTAAGTTCCGCAATGATGACTCGCTGCAACCTTTGGATCGTTCTTGCAAAACGAATATCTTTTTGTGCAAGGGTTGTCTTGTCCTCTTCAGCACCTTCTCCCATTGTGAGATAGGATTGTGGAATCTTAAGAGCAGAGAATAACTTATCTCTAAGATATTTAACATCATCAATAGCGGTTGTGTTGGTTCCGCCGGCAAGGTTTTGAATATCCGTGGCGGAGCCGGCTCTTACGGGAATAAAGTAATCTTCCTCAATAGACATTGGGTTGTAGCGCAAATCAACTCTCCCTGACTTGGAATCCACTACTGAGTGTCTTTTCAATTGTGTTACAATCTTTTCCATATACTGCTCAACATCTTGAGGCGGTATTGCTCCAACGTCAATCTTGAATACTCGGCGTTCAGAAGATCTCACAACACGATAAGCCATCATTGCGTCTTCCATAAGAGTAAGTTGTCGCCAAATGCGTCTGGCTGGTTCTAATATAGAAGTTCCGTATGGTGCATACTTGTCATTGCCGAGAATACGAAAGTGAGAGATTTGCCAATTTTCAAATGTCATTCCTGCTGAGTTCCACTGATATTGGACATAGTTTGGATTTGTTGAATCTTGCCCTTCCAATCTTTCTACTTCTTGTGGTGGCAATGCAATAACTGATTTAATGCCATATTTATCATCAATATCAAGATACAAAAAGAAATCCCCGTACTTGCACATTGTGCGTGCCCAACCGAAAAGGTTGTATTGTAAGTTTAATATGTTGTCGAACAGCACTGCTAGAACTGCTTTGATTTCTTCATTTGCGCAATTGATATTTAACATAGGCCGCAAATCGGAATAAGTTGTCATCTCATCTGCATATATATCCATCGTGGATGCAATCTCTGGCATGTATTCCATCTGATCGAAATCAATATATCTCTCGGAGCGTCTTTGGTTTGATATCGCATTCGTTGCTACAACGTCTAGAGGGTTATATAAGGTCTTCTTGAACTGTTGCCCTGACGCACTCTTGAATCTAGATGAAAATTTATCTAGATGCTGTCTCCTAATCCTTCGTCCGGACTGTGAGCGGTAGTTCACAATCGGCCCGGAGAAGAGTCGAGTCAGAGCTTTAAAGAGGTTTGACTGACTGTCTATCGGGTTGTTTCCTTTTTTGTTGTTTCTTGGTGCCATTTATTTTCTCACTTTATAATCCATTTGTATTGCTCGTAAAAACCTTTAGCCTCATTCATTCTATCAAGGATATTGTCTTTTTTATAGCCCTCTTGTCCTTTAATTTGTGTATTCATGGTTGTTTTGCTAGTAAATATTGCATCCACAAAGGCTTTTTGATAATTTAATTCTCTTGCATTTGCTTGTAGTGCAGTATCTCTAACCCAGCACGCAATTGCAAGAGCCATTATAAGGTCATCGTGATAACCTTTCATTGCTTGTGGTTTACCATTCCTCCAGATGAATGTCTTCATTTCGTTAGTTGTGCGAGATGAATATATTTTAATTAGTTTATTTCTAATGAATTCTTCCAATTTTGCCACAATGAGAGGTCTAGTCTTCATTGTGGTCGAAAATCCGGGTACTGCGCTGGTTCTTGTTTCTGCTTGGTATTGTTCAATATATTCGTGTGTAGATTTAATTGAATAATATAGATTAGGGTACGCATACTCAATTAGTTTATCCAATACAGAATAACCAATGTTATTGTTCTCAACCACCAGCATGCAGTTTCCGAATTCTCTACCAACCTGATTAAGCAAGTTGGCAAACATATCCAATGTTGGCTTTCCTTGATATTCTCCTACCACTTCTAAGGTCTCTAATTTTACGATATGGAAAGCTGAATAGTCGGCGCCGTCACCGCGGGCCACATCTGCAACCATCAGATAATTGCAGGTTGGATCGAATTCTTCCCAAATCCAAAAATTTCTGTCGAATCCGGTCCTGTATTTCGGTTCCTTTGTATTACCCAAGAGCCACTCCATGCATTCGGGATCTATAACTGTTTCTCCGGATGTGTTGAAGTTGCATTCCAACTCTTGCGCAATCTGTCGCTTTGACATGTTTTTGGTTTCTTTTTTATACCACTCTTCCCCGCGATCTGGATGAACATCCCACGGTAAAGTGGTTAAATTAAAATTGTTTGTTCCCGACTCTGAATCAGCACATGTCTTATGAAACCAATTTCCGACTCCGTTTGGAGTGGACAGTGCAATGCAACGACCACCGGTTGACAATGTAGGATACAAACCAGTCCACAACTCTTCTAATCCTTCAATGTGTGCAGCCTCATCCAACACCAAAAGAGATAGAGCTTCGGAACGACCTGCATCGCCAGAGGTGGATGCCGCCTTAATAGACGAACCATTAGATAACTCAAACGAAGTTCTATTATCAACCGTAATTGTGGCGATCTTTAACCAATCCGGCAAATTGCGCATAATGTTTTTAACTTTCTTAACCAAGTTTCCTGCTGTTGCAAATTTGGTTGCCATGACAAGAATTGCTTTATCACGATGGAATAGCATCATCCAGACAATATACCCAGCAGTGATTGTTGATATACCCAGCTGCCGAGCCTTTAATATAACGTTGAACCGATAGTCGTTAAAGTCTTTTAAAAGATCATCTTGAAACTTGTAAGTATCAAATAAGATAAGACCATGCATCGGGTGTGATATGCGGGCGTACGTGTTTAGGAAATAGGAGGGATCTTTACCACACTTTACTATTTCTTTTACTCTTTGCTTTTTGTCTAATTGGAAACTCATACATCATTCATAGCCGCTAACAGTTCTTCTCGATTTGCAAGATCTCCCTCGCCGTCTAGAACAATCATCTCTTCGATTCCATCTTTCCAAGCTTGATTTACCAACTCTACATCTGTCATATCACCCAGATCAAACTCATCATCTGGTCCGGGGGGTTGTTCTCCCTTCATTACATCATATGCAGGATCGACATCGTGATAGTGTCCTTCCTCAATAACTTCGCGAACAAGTTCCATTAAGTTTTCAAACTGCAAACCTTCCTCGTATCCGATCCTACGTCCTTGTTTTTGTCTCAACTCTAGCTCTTCGCCGCCGTACTCCGTGGGGGGCGGCCCTTCAGAATCTTCGCCAGATCCAAGCTCTACGCCGGGGATCTTCTCAAATACTGCCTGAAATAAATCAGCCACCTCTTCTGGTGGTAAACCTTGAATCAGATCCATAAGCTGATCTTCCAAAGGTGGACCGGCACGATCTTGGAAGCCGCTAACATCTCGCTCTGGCGCGTCGTCCGATGGGATGTCCGAAGGTCCAAATGGCATTGTGTCAGCGGCGGCAGGGGGAGCATCTGGTACCTCTGGGGGGTCTGGAATTTCACGTTCATCGTCAACCCAGTCTGGCTTTTCTCCACCGCGAAGCCACTTAAGCAAATCATCAGCCTTGTTTTCAGATAATGTGATGCCCTCTTCTTTGGCGTATTCTTCGAGGATGATTCTGTATAAATCAGAGCGGGATATGTTCATTCTTATTCTCCCGAGTTCTTAGGTCTGGTGTCATTCTTTGGCCTTTTTCCAAGATCGCCTTGATCGAGAAATGTCTTCCATTTAGAATCAAGTGTATCCGTAGATGGCGCACCAACTACCATTTCCTCGGCCATGGTACCAATTTTATAGTGCATCTTTGCAACAACCCACGAACGAACGCGAGAGGTGTTTTCTACTCGAATATCAATTTCACCCTCGTTTGTTAAAGAGACGGAGCTTTTAGTAATCTTTCGATATTCCTTCTTTAAGAAAGAAATAATGTCGGACATTCTTTGTTCGATCTCGCTTTCAAAACCCTTAGAGTAAACTTCTTTTAGCGTTACTTCGGAGTGGTATGAAAGGCACATCATGTCTCCATAACACCTAACACTGAACCCATCCATAACTCTTTTGTCTAGGAGTGGGCGTCCTTCTTCTCTTTGTAGTCCTACCTCAAGTGCTTCTCCATTTTCGTCTAGTGCTCCATCATAAGCATTAGCTGCAGCTTGTGATAGCCCTTGGATAATTTCATATACCGTTGCCATTAGCGTTCTCCTCTCTTTTCTTTATACTCTAAATAGTGCAGTACTGAAGTTAAGTAGTCTGAGGCTTTGCCAATCTTTGCATGAATTAGTCCATCGCGGATTTCTTCGTCATTGATCATCTGACTTATCTTAGCTGCAGCCTCCGAAGCTTGCATTAACTGGTACCTAACATGATCCGGATCAATCTCCCTCGGATCAGTTCTGTAATAAACTTCTTGCGGCATATCTTGCGGATAGGGATTCCTTGGTCCTCTCCCTCTTTCCATGCTACCTACCTGTTCTTTTGCGCCCTCAAGCGCTTCGTTAATTATCTCATTAAATAATTTTGAGTCTAGTTTCATCTGGCCTCCAACCTTTTAACCATCTTTCTTCTCTGTCTTCGACAAAATTTATATAACAATTGTAACAACAATCAAATTTTACAAAACAAACATCATCCATGGGTTTTTTTGGAAACACCCCACAAACTGAACAGTTCTTTAAAGGTTCCCTATTAAGTAGTTTTTTTGAAACCTTAACACCGTTAACATCAACTTTATCTTCCCACTGTCTGTTTTTGTCAATTTTTTTATAAAATTCTTTCATTTGTTCAAGATATTCTTTTTCCTTATCTTTATCCCAATTGGCGCGAGGATTTTGTACTGCTTCCTCTCCGTATTTTTCAGCAATTGCCTTTTCAATAGCAACGATTTTGTTTAAATGTTTATCTTTCATCTATAACCTTATATACGCCATATGATGCTGCAGTGCCAACTAGGATCCCACCAGCAAAATACAACCACTTGTAGCGGGGTGAAGTTTTTTTTAATGCATTGGCGAGTAGATCGATCTCTTTGTCTTTCTGTATTATAAACAAATCGTACTCATCTGTTAAAGCTTTGTGTTCTATTTTTAAATTTTCTAACTCGAATAAATGTTTCTCTTGTGATTTGCTAAGTTCATAATCAATCCTAATTTGACAAGCATACGCAGCAATATCATACTCAGATAATACAGTGGATATGGCAAACTCATCAAACAGGACCCCTTCGAAGGGTGCGGGCTGCTTATATTCCAAAAAAGTAAATTTGGCCGGTTCTGTTGCGTTTGCGGTCAAAGATAACATCATTAGCATTTTAAGGAACATATTGAATCCCAAAAGTTTTTTCTATATCTTTAATTAGTTCTTCTCTATCTCGATTGAACTTATTAGAATATTCTCCCTTTTTGTCTTCTCTTAATTGATCAATCATCTCAAGAGCGTCTTCATATTCCTTTTCAATTGCAGCTATTGATTCCATGTAATTTTCCATCAACAGGCGCTTCTCTTCTATTTCTTTCTTATGTATTTCTTTGAGTCCCGCAATTTGTGCTTCATGTGACTCTGCTTGCGTTTCATATGCTTTCTGCATAAGCTTGTAGTCGTGCCTGTTTTTCATAGCAACGACAACTAAAAGAAGTGCTACCAAGATCAACTTCCAATTTTTCAATGCAAATTCTAAAATTTGTTTCTTAATCATTATACCCCCGCAATCTAGCGATGCCGTCAATAATTGTTTGACCACCAATATAGATTGCTGAGATGATTACCCAATCTTCACTCGTAACATGGCCAGCAAGGGTAAGTGCCGTGGCAGTTGTCCACACCATCAACTTGCGTGATGTTAGTTTCTCCAACCACGTATCCACAAATGCTTTAGTTTGTGCCATCATTATTTACCTCTCTTTGCCTTTGATATTTCAACTGCTGCCAGTTGTGCTTGTGCGTCTTTTTTCGGTTTTGGCTTCTTAGATAATTCTCTTCCACTTTTAGATGTTGCTTTATATCCACCTTTAACTTTCTTTATCTTCTCTTCAAGCTCAACTGAACTCATTTTGTCTGGTCAAGTGTGCTCTTCGTCATCCCTCTTTCCAGATAACGATGCGGATCTCTTAGCTGCGCCAGCAGCGCCGGAATAGTTAAGCTCACGCACATCGTCTACACCATCTCCAGCAGGAGTCATCCAGCCCATCTTTTTGCATGCGGCGGGAGTTACACCAGAAGTTTCATATCTACCTGTTTTTACATATTCACCTCGTTCACACATCATTTTTGCTTCTTCGATGGCAGCATCTACGAGATGCAAAGCATGTCCTCCACCGCTATCTGAAAGTGCATTATAAATTCTTCCATAGGCGCCCATGTATCCGCCTTTAACTGGATACAGTGGCCAATAAGTGATGCCGCTATAGTCCTGTGCCTTGTCTTTACTCCACTCGTCTCTTTCTACTCCCATCCGTCCATGATAAGAAATCTTGATTCCGTTTTTGCGGAATGCTCTGTCCCAAGCAGCACTTGGAATTGCGAAGTCTTCGCCGGCATTACCCTTAAGGCTCATGTCTTCAATTTCAGATAAGACAGCCTCTACCTCTTCTTTGATAAGTTCCCTTAACTTAGACTTAGTAATCTTCATGCTGCTTCTACAACTGCCAATTCTCGATCACCCTGCAGTACCACTTTGGCTCCGTCAGGTCGACCTTGTTCGAGTTGCCCCACTGTTGGATCTAGTTGTATAGCTCCGATAAAATTACGTATTTCCTGCCCACTAACACCATGATCCATGAGATCACCGGCATGCATTTTTCCACCCTGCTGGCGGATAGTGTCAGCGATTTTGCGTGCAAACTCTATTGCATTCCGCGCTGATTCTGGGGAGAGTCTTTCTTGTAAGTTCACAATCTCTGAGGCATAAGCAGGATCGAGAAAGTCAAAAATATTCTCCCCATTTATATGTGGGCCAGCTTTCTTCCACCAATCCATGCCTTTCAACTTTATGATTGCCTCAATTTGCTGTTGAGACAGCGCTTTGCTAGGATCGGGTCCTGTTGTCGTGAACCCCTCTTTAATAATGTCAGTCTTCTCGTCCATAAAGTAACGAGGATCAAACCTTCTTGTGTTTTTGCGTCTAGCCATTGTAATCTCCTATTTTGTTAATCCATTCATACTTCTTTTCAACTCATTTAGTGAAAAGTTTTTAAGTCTCTCTTCTTTGACGGGCAATTTCCACTTACCACTACCTGAATTCCAATCAATTTCGCAATAGCAAGATGTCTGCCCCTTCTCGATAAATTCCACTAATCGGTGTAAACCGTCTACAACCAAGAATTTTTGTTCTTCCTCGATCCAATTAACCTTAATTGGAGCTTCGGGGGTTCTGCTTCGCGTCCCATCCAAAACATCTTGATAGGCGCCAAGAATCCCCTGTTTTGTGTTGCCAGTTTCAACAATTAAATCGTCAAAACTAATCCTAGCTTCAGACAAGGCACCCTGTAGTGATTTTAGTACCTGCTGCAGTTTTGCTGCCAAAGCAGATGCTTTAACTGTTGCCTGTTTTACTGCCGCTGCGGTCTTATTTTGATCCTGCGGCTCTGCCGGGCCTTTGACGACGCGAGTACCACCAAACGGATCATTTGGATCTGGCTGCTGTTGCTGTTGCGGTTCTGCCGGACCTTTGACTACACGCGTTGTCGTAGGTAAGTTTTCGTTGATATATGTGTTCCAATTTTCAAATAGTTTTTTCATGTTGTTAACCCATTCATACATAGTATCGCGATCAGCCCGGGAACGTTATCGTTAATGTATACTCCAGAAAATAAAGTATCCGTTCTCCCTCCGACGTATCCAATTGCGGCGTCAAGATGCTTGCTTATTTCTGGATCATTTGCCATCTCTGAAGAAGCAATCAATAAAAGCGTTCCTGTTTTCGGCTTCCCCTTCGGGGGAGGACACGGAGAACGTTTCATGCAGTTCTGCAGAATCATCGAGCCTAGGTTTGGGGTCGCCGGGTTTGGAATCATTGTTGAGCCGATAAACATTCTCTTGTCTGTTCTTAAGCACACTTCCAAATCCTTCGAGTCAAATGACTGGATCGGTGACGGCTCTGATGATAATTTAAGAATCTGTGCGAAAAGCTTAGCAAATGACTTATTCGCTAGCGGGAACATTCCCAACATTCCGACCTTTCCGCGCAGTAACTTAACTTGTCTTTCGTTATCAAGTACGCAGTGTGTGTGTTTTGATACATCGTTAAGAAGCGAAAGTGCGTTCTTGCTAATTGTGGGATTAATATTTTCTTGTGCCGTTGGCCACGACACTACATAAACAATGTCGCCTTCTGCCTGAACGGACTTAAGATAGCGCTCTAGTACTGGGTGTAGTGCAGCTGCAGCGGAACCTGTGCCACCACCACCACCGGCACACACAATGAGCCAGTCCACGTTTCCGAGCTTTGTGCGAAGAGCATCTTCCACAACAGCGCTGTTGGCATCAAACACTGATTTGCCGAGAGCAACGTTCTTTCCGATACCATCTGCATCTGGAATTAAGACAACATTTTCATCAGGTACACCAGTAGGAATGTCTTTAGCAGTGGTATTGACGAGCAAAGTGCGATTAAACCCAGCATCCAGAAATGCTTTGGCCATTTTGCCGCCACCTCCCCCTACGCCAATCACTGCGCAGTTTAGCGGAGAGACTGCCGTATTCTCTGGGAGAAGGTTTTCGTGGGTGACCACTTCTTCCTCGCCATAGTGCTCAATGAAATCAAAATCATCCATTGTTGAAGCATCTGGCGGATTTAGATCTGCAGGGTTTTCATCAACTGCTGCTTCTGCAAAATCAAAATCGTTGTTATCGTTTTCTTCTGACATTGTTTATTCCTTCGTGCCTATAAATTCTTTTAAAGCCTGTGCTGTAAGGCTCTCTTCCATCGTTGTACCGCCACCAGAGTGGCGAGTGCCACCAGCAGCATCGGTATACGCATTGGCGACCTTTAGAAGATGGTCAATTGGCATCATCACTTTTTGTACAGTCATCGGCTTTTGATCCTCTGGGTGTTTATCGTTATAGATAATGGTAGCAGCCCACCGGTGGTGGCCATCCAATAGGTAATTGTCTTTCGAAACCAGCACGGCGCCATCCCATGGAGTCCATCCGCCACCTTTAGAAACAGCCTGTTCGCCGGCAGCAACCTTCTTTAGTGCGTTATCCATGTATGTGTCTTTCTGAGTGGGAGTAAGGGCGGAAGGGTTTATGCCGGGAATTTCCTTAACCTCAACCTGATCTCCTCGCGGCCATTCGCCTGCATCATCCGATGAATTTAAATACGCTTTTGTTGCTTGTCCGAGATCCGGAATCTTTTCAGGCTCATTGGTTTCAATACCTTCTGGTGGGGGTGCTGCTAAATCTGCTGCGAAATCACCCACATCTGGCACTTGAGGCATATTAGCTCTCTGAGTTCCAAGAACACCCTTGCAGGCGTTCGGATATTCTGTGCAAAAATCATTACTGCTATATTGTCTTTGTTGTCCTTGCTCTTCCGGAGCACCCTCTTGCTCACTGAGGAACTTGTTCCAATTCTCTATTAACAGTTTCATTTCGCATCTCCTATTGACTTACTTTTGCGTATCCTGATTTTTTTTCAATCACGATTTGCATATCAACACAGTCTTTGAGTGAATCAAGGTGTGAAATAAGCAAAACATTCTTAAAATACACTTTAATTAGTTCCAAGATGCGGATAAAACCCTCCATATTTTCTTCATCTAAGGCTGTTCCCGGTTCATCGAGAATAAATAAATCGCTCTTAGGTAGTGACGACACACTCAAAAGCGCCAAACGAATTGCCATGGCACACAAAGTTTTTTCTGCTCCGGAGGCCATTTCAATAGGACGTGGCTCATGACGAGGGTGCTTAATAAATATATCAAACTTCTTGCCAGAATCCTCAAAGAAGATCTCAAAATCAACAATATTGGCAAGCACTTTTGCAACCTCTTGGTTGATTATTGGCAATTTTCTTTTAATAATATCATAGGCAATACCAGACGTATGCATGCATCGCATATAGAGGTCATAAGCTGAATACTCTTCTTGTAAACTTACATATTCCTGTTTTTGATCTTGGATACTTTCAACCTTTTGTTCCATCGAACCCACGTCTTTATAGAGATTCAGGGTTTTTTCTTGGCAGCGCGCATACTGCTTTTCTACTTTTTCTAACTTGGAATTACATGTGTCAAGTTCGGTTGTAAATTCTTCAAAGTTTTCAATGGCCTCTTTATTTTCTTCATATTTCTTTTTCTTTTCTTCTAACTCTTTTAATTCATACCCAATGCGTTCTATCGATGATTGATTTCTCTCAAAAGACAAATTAATCTCTGTAATTTCATTTATCGCGATTGATTTCTTTTCAACCACCTTTTCATATCTACTGACCTGCTCTTCGATAAAATCGGGGCGCATGCTGTGAATTTTCTTTTCAATGTTCTCAAGATCGCCTTTTAAAATCGATTCTTGTTCTTCAACGTGTGGGCGATTTGCAACAGCAATATTTGCATCTTTAATAAATTTACATTGAGGATAACTCACCCCACAAGGAATCCCATCAAGCAATTTAGATTTACGTTCAATGTCTTCAATCTGCTGGATCAAATCCGCGTGTTTTGCTTGTTCAATGGCTCTTTCCATCTTTAATTCATCAGCAGTCTTTTGTTGCCTATATAAAGAATCAATATTTATCTTTGATACATAATCATCAATTTTTGCAATAATCCCTTGTTTTTCCGATAACTCTATTGACAATCGTTCATTGGACTCCTCCAAAGATGATACTTGGGATTGCCTGTTTCTAATGTTTTTTCTTGTATCAACAACGTTAATCACTTCTTTTGGGATTGCTTCGATGCTGTTCTTCAGAGCGGCACAGGCTGTTGTTACATTTTCAATTTCTAGTTTTAGTTCCTCGCATCTACTTTTGTGAGTTTCTAATTCGTCTCTTTTGTCTTGCAATTCGATAGACGCTGTCTCAATCTCTTCATCATAATTGCGCGCCTCAAGACGACGGAGGGCGCCCTTAAGATCAGTACAGTCCTCTTTTGCTAATTTAAATTTCTTTTCAAAAATTTCTAAATCCAAAAACTTAGCAATGATCTCTTTACGTCTCGTTGAACCCTCATCAATAAACGAGAGAGCGCCATGCTGAGAAGCCATCGAGGAGATCAAAAAGTCTTCACATTCCCCAAAATGTCTGCGGATATTCGCGTCTGTGTGAATCCGGCTTAGTCCGTTCAGAGATATCGTATCTCCACCTACTTCATCATATACTTCAAAATTAAGATCAGTTTTGGCCTCTAGGGTTTCTTCTCCCTTTAGGCGTTTGATGTACTTTTCTGCTGTCCTTTCAATAGTATATACCCGGTGTCCGACGACAATGGTTAATTTCCCTCGACAGGATTCTTTATTCTGATTAATAACATTGAGATTCTTGCGCTCATTTTTCGAGGTTGTGTTAAAAAGAGTCCAAAGCACAGCGTCAATAATACTACTCTTCCCAGAATAGTTCTTCCCAAAAATCCCTGTAATGCCATTAAGTTCGCCAAAACTAACACTGTTGTTTTCTCCATAATTAAACAAATTGTCAAATTCAAAATTCGATAATTTCCAGTTTACATTTCTGGAGATATCGTCCTTTTCTTCAACTATCTTTTTGTATTTACGATTAAGATCAAATACCTTATCCATTGTCGATGCATCCACTTGAAAATCTTTGAGATATTCGTCCATCAATTCTTCTTGAATATTTATATCTCGAAGATTCTCTGTTTTAAGTGTATCGGTAATCTCGCTAACGTCACCACGCTCACCAGCTGCACGGTTAAGAAAAGTAACCGTCTCTGGTTTAAACCGATGCTTGGCAATATCCATTGCTCGCTTCATTATGTTCAATGGTAGATTGTTGTTGCTTACGAGCCGAAGTCTCGCGCCCTCCGGGACATTCGTTCCCTTGGGCATGCGGCCTTTCGGCGTGAGTTCCAAAGTAATGAACGGCTTTGGATTCTTGAACACAAACGGCTCGACGTTCCAATCGTTCTTTGATTGAATATCCCAAATAAGAATACCCTTGTCGTTGGTTTCTCCATGGTTCTGTTGTACGGTGCTGCCGGCATACCAGATACGACCAGCATCGTCAAGGATCTGACGACGATGAATATCACCAAGCATTGCAAAATCAAATCCATCAAAAATCTCCATCGTATCTTCACCGTTCAGCATGACCCACCCAACATCTGTTTTGCAGTTGCTGATCGATCCGTGATAAAGGGCAATATTGATTCTATCCGAATTAGTTGGTTTGATCCAGTTTTCACGATCAAACACCGAAAGAACGTTCAAACAAAATTTATTATCAATGTTTGTTTCTCCAGAGTCCTTCAGGAGATGGAGATTTGGATGATTAAGTGCATTAAAAATTGGCGTCAAGGCATCTTGACGGCTACTATTCTTTAAGTTACCATCGTGATTGCCTAAAATCGCATAGGTAGGGGCAATGTTTGCAAGATTTTCAAAAAACTGCGAACACATATCTACATACTCTGGGGAGATCTGTGTCTTTGTGTGAGCAACATCCCCAGTGTGAATAATATAATTGACCTTTTCTTCTCGCAGTTTTTCGTACAACTGCTCAAAGATGATCCGATACTCGTAATGATATTTTAAATTTTTAATGTGAGTATCGCTAATATGAGCAAACTTCACATATCCTCCACTTAGTTAAGATAGGG